CTACGGATTTAAAAAAGTAGTTGATGAAAATGGCAAAGTAATATTTAAGCCGGCTCCAGGTAATGCAAGCTCCATGTATAACGAAATAATGTCAGGAGAATGTGCTACCCACTTAGATAAAAACCCTGATTTAACAGTAGAAGAATTAGAAGAACTCCTGTATCAACAAACTAAAAATACAACATTAGGAAAACAGGTAGCTGGGAAAAAAGGCGACACAGAATATACAAAAAAACAAGAGAAAAAGCTAAGAGGAAAAGCAAAAATAACAGCTGCTGCAGGAATAAAAAAATATAAAAATACTAAAAAAGGTATTATAGCTCTAGGTGATAAAATTGATTCTGAATCAGTAGTATCTCGTAATTATTATGGACACCAAGAGTCTAAAGACGCACAAATAGATTTAGTAAATAAATCCAATGGTCCATTCTATACAAGTAAAGGTGTAGAAATTCCTAAAGAAGATGTTATAAGGTTAATACAAGAAGGTGGTGGAGAAGAGGTACCAACAGATACTTCAACATTATCTGTAGATAAAAATGGAGCAATGTTAGTAGAGTTTCACTCAGACAAACAAGATTTAAAAGATATACAGGGTAGTTCAACACCAACAAAAGAAATACGAAAAGCTATAGGAGTAATTGAAGCCTCTGATCTACCAAAAGATGAAAAAGCAGAGGCAATAAAAATTATTGCAAAATCTGGAAAACAACTAAAAGAAATAGAAGATAGGATATCTTCAATAGTAGCAAAACCTGCAATTGAAATGATGAAAAAACCAATTTCTGAAATACTGGAAATTGCAAATGCATCAGATGGTTCAGATGGCAAACCAAATATAAAAGGTAAATTAAAATCATTAAAATCTAGAGGAAAACCAGCTCCATTCTTAAAAAATTACCTTCCTGACCCAGAAGGAAAAAATTATACTGATGAAGAATTACTTGTTGCTTTCTTTAAGGCTCAAGCTGATGGTGATAACAACGAAAATTTTGACAAAGGAACTAAAGACCAACAAAAACTACTGTTAAGACTATCGGTAAAGCTTGATTTAGACCCAACTAAAGAATTATCTGAACTAAAAGAGCTTGGTGTAAAAGAAATTCAAAGAGGTTATCTTGAATTAAACAATAAGACAAAAAAGCTTGAAGATGGAACAGAAATAGGTTTAGGAGATTATGTTGAAGCTCAAAATATAAAAAGAACTTTACATATAGGTGGCCCATCAGCTAAATATGCAGGATTATTTAATGTAAATATGGGTGGAACAGTTGTGACTCAAGAAGTAATAAATGATTGCTTAGGTATAAATACTGAAGATCTTGAAAATTTTGATAGAGATTTTGAAGTAGGAGTAGTTTTAGATACAGAATCAGATGAAAATAAATATTCAAGAAATGCAGACAATGATATTACTGGTAGAAATATAATGGTTTACTATAAGGTTAGAGATAAAGATGGAAATGTAATAGATAAAAAACCATTTGCGAAAAAGACCCAACGAGCAGGAGATGGTCCAGCTAGTAAACTTAGATCTACGTATACATGGTCTAAAGAAACACAAGATTGCTTTGAAAACCATCCTTCTAATAAAGAGGAGACTGAATAGTGAAAACACAACTCCTATGTACATTTACAAATAAAAAAGTCCTATCAAAAACAGTAGATAAGATTATAGATGCATATGATATTCTATATAATAAGTTATTTGTTTTAAGAAATGAATCTGATACAAGAGAGTTAATGTGTACATATAATATAGATTCAAGTGGAGATGTTGTAATTTTACCAGATACTATATCTTTACACAGAAAAAAACAAACAAATACTTTATATACTATAAACGCTCTAAATGAGTGCATTAAAACCTGTAATAATGGGGTTCTAGATACTTCCTTTCAACTAGAATGGGAAAATTATAGAAATAGTATTCTATTAACAAGTGACTCTGGTCTTAGAAGAATAGATACAAGTATACACGAAGTAATATATATTAAGGTAAAGCGCTAATATTTATTGTAAAATAATTCACTTAAAATTTTTTTCTTTGAATAATTTTGTTTATATTTATATATAATAACAATTAACTAATTAACTAATAACAATTAAACTATGAGTAAACTCACATTATGTGTCCTTCTTTTCATGTTTGGACAAATGGCTATCTGGTTTCAAACCAATGGCCAATTTCTTTGGAAATGGTTCGACAAAAATCCCTTAATCTTATCAGTAGTTGGCGGAACAACAGTATCATATGCCTTTATTTTAGCAACAAAATTTGCGTATGAGCATTTTGATGGACTACTCTGGCCAGGAAGATTCTTAGGATTTGCATTAGGAATAAGTTCTTATGCAATTTTAACATGGTATTTTATGGGAGAAGGTATTTCTGTAAAGACTTTAACTTCACTTATCTTATCAGCAGGTATAATTTGTGTACAATTATTTTGGAAATAATGTTAATAACTATTCACTTAAAATTTTTTTATGTTAAATAAAATGATTATATTACTATATAAAATTAAACTATGTCAAAACAACTAGGATACGCATGTATCAATACAGAATTACGGGCCCAAGGTATATATACTAATAGAGGTATGATTAGACGCACATTTGATGCAAAAGGTTTAGACTATGTATCTGAATTGTGTATAGAAAATACTAAAGATCTTATCAAGATTATACAATGGAACCATAATAATGGAATAAAGGTATTCCGTATGTCAAGTGTCATATATCCTTGGATGTCTGAATATGAATTTGCAGATCTTCCAGGTTATAGTGAACTTTGCAAATTACTAAAACAAGCAGGCGATCTTGCACAAAGTTTCGGCCAACGTTTATCATTCCACCCAGGCCAATTCTGTGTATTAGCTTCTCCTACTCAAAAAGTTGTAGACAGTGCTATTAATGAACTTAATAAGTCTGCACAAATTATGGACCTTATGGGCTTACCCAAATCTCGTATGGCAAAGATAAATATACATGTAGGTGGCGCATACGGTGATAAAAAGTCTGCACTAGACAGATTCTGTACAAATTACTTAAGGACATCACCATCAGTTCAGGCTAGGCTTACCGTAGAGAATGATGACAAAGCAAGTATGTATTCAGTATCGGATTTATATTGGGGTGTATACAAAGTAGTTGGTATACCTATTGTATTTGATTATCATCACCACCAATTCTGTACTGGCGATCTAACCGAGGAAGAAGCCTTAAGAGTTGCAGCAAAAACATGGGGCAATGTAAAGCAATGTACTCATTATTCAGAATCTAGGCGTAAAGAACAAACTCTTATTATAGAAGATATAATGTCTAAAAATAAAATAACGGAAAGCACGTTATCAGACTTTCCAACAATAGCACAACTACATAAAGAAGTCAGCAAAATAAAAGTACAGGCTCATTCAGACTATATTGTTGAAGAAATAAAAGACTATGATTTAGATATAGACGTAGTTATAGAATCAAAAGCAAAAGAATTAACGGTACAAGCGTACCAAAAAAAATATGAAAATAACTTACAAAAAGTTTTATAATGTAAGTTATTTTTATTATATTAACTAAATAATAATTAAAACAGGAGAAAAAAAATGGCAATTGACTTAGATGCAATACGCAAAAAACTCGGAGACTTACAGTCTCAAACAACAAGGACTTCCAGCTTATGGAAACCAAGTCCAGGTAAAAATCAAGTAAGAATAGTACCTTATCAACATGATAAAGATAATCCATTCTTAGAATTATTCTTTCATTATGACTTAGGTAAAAGAAACTATCTTTCACCAGTAACTCATGGTGAACCAGATCCAGTAGTAGAATTTTCTGAAAAATTAAAATCAACAGGTAATTCAGATGATTGGAAACTTTCTAAAAAATTAGAACCTAAAATGAGGGTTTATGTACCAGTAATTGTACGTGGTGAAGAAGGTGAAGGTGTTAAATTTTGGGGATTCGGTAAACAAGTATACGCAGAATTACTAGGATTTATTTCTGATCCAGATTATGGTGACATAACAGGTTTAACAGATGGTAGAGATATTGTTGTAGAATTTACTCCATCTGAAGGAGCTGGAACATATCCTAAAACAGCAATCCGTGTAAAACCTAATCAAACCCCAGCAACTGAAGATAAAGCTCTTGCTGATAAAATTGTAACTGGACAACAGGAAATTTTTAGTATTTTTAAGAAAGTTTCATATGATGAATTAAAGGCTGCATTAGAATCTTGGTTGAGTCCAGATGGAGAAAGCGAAGACGTTGGAGATTTACCATGGGAAAATAAAACTACCAATAATGCTGCAACTGCTACAACTTCAGCAACAACTACAACTGAAAAACCTAAGGTAGGCAAAACTGATGATATTAGTAAAGCCTTTGACGATTTATTTAGTTAATAGTTATGGTAGATAAAAGACAAGATAGAGATAAATTGGCCCAAGTATTGGCCGATAGCTTAAACAAGAAATTTAAGGACTTTAAGGTAGCCCACTTTCTTGATGGAGCAGATGAAACACCAACTGATTTAACCGAATGGATATCAACAGGTTCTTCTATGCTTGATATAGCTATTGCAAACAGGCCCCATGGTGGAATTCCAGTTGGTAGAATTACCGAAATAACTGGTATGGAGGCCTCAGGAAAGTCTTTAGTTGCTGCACAAATTCTAGCAAATACACAGAAGAAAGGTGGATTGGCCGTATTTATAGATACTGAAAATGCGGTTAATGAAGAGTTTCTTCAGGCATTAGGTATTAACACTAAAGAATTACTGTATATTCAATTAGAAACTGTTGAAGATATATTTGAGGTTATAGAAAATATCATTGGTAAAGTTAGAGAAAGTGATAAGGATAGATTAGTAACTATTGTAGTAGATTCTGTAGCAGCCGCAACAACTCGAGTAGAACAAGAAGCAGATTACAGTAAAGATGGTTGGTCTACTGGAAAGGCTATTGTTATTTCAAAAGCAATGAGAAAGTGTACAAATATGATTGGCCGCCAGAGAATTGCCTTGATATTTACAAACCAATTACGTCAAAAACTTGGTGTAATGTTTGGAGATCCTTGGACAACAAGTGGTGGAAAGGCATTACAATTTCATGCATCTTGTAGGCTAAGGTTAAAGGCTGCAGGTCAAATTAAAGCAAAGGTTAATGGAAAAGACCAAGTTGTTGGAATTAAGACCAAATGTATAGTTGTTAAAAACAGAATGGGTCCACCATTGAGAACTTCTGAATTCGATATTTATTTCGAATCTGGAATAGACGATTTAGGTGGATGGTTAAGAATTCTAAAAGACTATGGAATGATTAAGCAAGGTGGTAGTTGGTATACTTTAACTAGAGATTCAGGTGAAGAAATTAAATTCCTTTCAAAAGATTGGAATGGAAAGTTAGAAGCTGACCCAACATTAAAGGAAGAAGTGTATAAGAAGATATGTGATAAAGTTATAATGGATTACAAATTAGATAATTTTGGAATTGATGACTTAGAACATACAGATGAAGCACCTCCAACAGGTTAATATTAAGTATATTGCGAAAGTGGTTTAGGTAGACCTAGTGGCCAATACCAAAAACCCGCAAGTCTGAAGCTATTTTAGGGCTGATACCAATGTTCTCTGAGAGTCACTGTAGGGGAACTAGTACTAAAAGAGTGATAGAGCTTACGCAATATACAAAGTTCTACGAAAAAAGGCCACCTTCTCGTGGTGTAGAATGTTAAGATTAAAAGTCCTCACTTATATTGCGACTGTTTTAATCAACCAAGAGCCTTTTATTTTTGTTAATAACTTTTCACCCAAAATTTTTTTATTTCAATTAAATTGATTATATTACTATATGAATAAAAAATACCTAAATATGTTGGCAAGCCTGGAAAAGCAGGAATTGCCTAAAGATGCAAATGACAGGATTTTAATTATAGATGGACTAAATACGTTTATAAGAGCATTTGTTGTAGTACCAACTGTCAATGAAAATGGTACCCATGTTGGTGGTATTACTGGATTTCTAATGTCAATAGGATATGCAATTAGAAACATAAAACCAACTAGAGTTATTATTTGTTTTGACGGTAAAGGCGGAAGTCAACGACGTAGAAAACTTTTTCCAGACTACAAAGCAACTCGTAGAGTTAAACACAGAATGACCAGGATAAATGAGTTTAATAGTGTTGACGATGAAAGAGTAGCAATGGCACAACAACTACAAAGACTATCACAATACTTAGAACAACTACCTGTTAGTGTAATGTCTATAGAAAATATAGAGGCTGATGATTCAATGGCTTATATTTCTCAACAAGTGTATCCTAAAAGTCAATGTATTATAATGTCAACCGATAAAGACTTTCTACAACTCATAGATGACAGGGTACAAGTGTGGTCGCCAACTAAGAAAAAATTCTATTTCAAAGACACTATTAAGGAAGAATTTGATATAGATTCAAAAAATTTCTTAATGTATAGGGTTTTAACAGGTGATAGTTCAGATAATATTCCAGGGATACGTGGTGCAGGTACTAAAACACTACAAAAAAGATTACCCATATTATTTGAAGATAAAAAAATAGGACTAGAAGATATATTTGAACACATAAAGTCAGCTGACGATGGTACAAAACTATCAGAATCTATTTTAGGCAGTAAAGATATGTTAGAACTAAACCATAAGTTAATGCAATTAGAAGAGGTTGATATATCTGGTAGAGCCAAAGAGTCTATAAATAATATTTGTAAATCTAAAATACCTAAACTTATAAAACCAAATTTTATGAAAATGTTGTTAGAAGATTCTATAAACATGAACATAAAAAATCCCCAACTATGGCTTAAAGATACTTTTTCTACATTAAATGCTTTTGCAATAAGAGAAGAAAATAATGAAAGTAAATAAGTTAAGTGATTTTGGATATTCTTTTCAAATAAAGTTAATAGCTTTATTATTCAAAGATAAACTATTCCTACAACAAATATTAGATATTTTAGAATCTTCTTATTTTGAATCAGAAGCCAATATTATAATATTAGATATTATTAAAGATTATTTTAAGGAATATAATTCCACTCCAACATTGGAAGCTATGAAGGTTAAAATAGTAGAAATGGATAATGAATTACTTCAAAAAACTATTGCTGATAATCTAAAAGAAGCCTTTGGCCAGATGGATGCAGAAGACCTAGATTTTGTTAAAAATAAAGCATTAGAATTTTGTAAAAATCAAGAAATAAAAAAAGCCATAATTGAATCTGTTGAATTATTAAATAGGGGAGATTATGATTCTATAAAAATTAAGGTTGATAATGCTATGAAGGCTGGTGTAGAAAAAGATGTCGGCCATGAATACGCAAAACACATAGATGAAAGATATCTAGACTCAGTTAGAAATACAGTAAAAACTGGGTGGGATGCAATTGATGATATAGCAGACGGTGGTTTAGGTAAAGGTGAATTAGGGGTAATGGTTGCTCCTGCTGGTATTGGAAAATCATGGGCCCTTGTAAATGTAGGAGCAAATGCAGTAAAAGCAGGACTAAATGTTATACATTATACTCTTGAATTAAATGCAGCTTATGTAGGTTTAAGATATGACGCAGTATTCACGGGAATCCAGGCCCAAGAATTAAAATATAATATTGATGATGTTAAGAAAAAGGTTGAAACATTAAAGGGTGATTTAATTGTAAAATACTATCCAACTAAGGCCGCAACTGTAAATACTATATCGGCCCATATTCAAAGATGTATGGCATTTGGAAAAAAACCAGATTTAATTATAGTAGATTATGCAGATCTTTTACGTGGACATGGGAAAGAAATTAGATTAGAACTTGGTAATATCTATGAAGATTTAAGAGGTATGGCAGGTGAATATGAAATACCAGTTTGGACTGCATCACAAGCAAATAGATCAGCTTTAGAAGATGATATAATTGGAGCAGAAAAGATTGCAGAATCATATAGTAAAATTATGACTGCAGATTTTGTTCTATCCTTGAGTAGAAAAATAGAAGATAAGCTAGCAAATACAGGAAGATGGCATGTTATTAAAAATAGATTCGGTCCTGATGGTATAACATTCCCTAGTAAAATGAATGCTTCAAACGGTCAAATAGATATATATGTAGATACATCAATACAAGGAAAAGAAACTACAAAGGAAATGGACAACCATAATGAATATTTAAGAAAAATGATGAAAAAGAAATTCGACGAAATGAATTGATATATGTATATATCGATATTTATTAGTGCAACTGGTCTAACAGCCAGTTATTTTTTTCAATAATAATTTACAACAATAAAGGGATATAATATGCAAATATCAAATCAAATTCTATCAGAAATTACAGTTTATATGAAGTACGCAAAATACGTACCTGAATTAAATAGGCGAGAAACTTGGGAAGAGTTAGTTACAAGGAATATGCTAATGCATCAAAAAACATATCCTGAATTAACAGGTGAGATATCAACTGCATACCAATATGTTCATGATAAAAAGGTACTTCCTTCAATGAGAAGTATGCAGTTTGCAGGTAAACCAATTGAAATATCTCCAAATAGAATTTATAATTGTGCATATTTACCAATAGATTCTATTGACTCGTTTAATGAAACAATGTTTTTGCTATTAGGAGGCACAGGCGTAGGCTATTCAGTTCAAAAACACCACGTTGCAAAACTTCCAATTATTCAAAAACCCTGGCCAAAAAGAACTAGAAGATTTTTGGTTGGTGATTCAATAGAAGGTTGGGCTGATGCAATTAAAGTTCTAATGAAATCTTATATGAATGGTGGCGGAAGCAATATTGATTTTGATTTTTCAGATATTAGACCAAAGGGTTCTATGCTCGTTACATCAGGTGGTAAAGCCCCAGGACCTCAACCATTAAAAGAATGTATCTTAAAAGTAAGAGGTATTTTAGAAACAAAAGAAAATGGTGAAAAATTAACTACACTTGAAGCTCATGATATTGTATGTTATATTGCTGACGCAGTTTTAGCTGGTGGAATTAGACGAGCTGCATTGATTAGTTTGTTTTCTGCAGACGATGATCAGATGATTTCTTGTAAAGTAGGTAATTGGTGGGAGTTGAATCCACAAAGAGGTAGAGCAAATAATTCTGCATGTTTAATGAGACATAAAATTACAAAATCATTTTTCATGGACTTGTGGAAAAGGGTTGAGTTATCAGGGGCAGGTGAACCTGGTATATATCTTAATAATGATAAAGATTGGGGAACAAACCCATGTTGCGAAATTGCTTTAAGACCTTTTCAGTTTTGCAACCTATGTGAAGTAAATGTTTCAAATATAGAATCACAAGAAGACTTAAATGAAAGAGTTAAAGCAGCCGCATTTATAGGAACACTCCAAGCCGGATATACTAGTTTCCATTATCTTAGAGAGATATGGCAAGAGACAACAGAAAAAGAAGCTTTAGTTGGTGTCTCAATGACTGGAATCGGTAGTGGTAGAGTACTTGGTTATGATATGCAAAAAGCAGCAGATATAGTTAAGAGAGAAAATTCTCGAGTTGCTAAATTGATTGGAATAAATAAAGCTGCAAGATGTACTACTGTAAAACCAGCTGGAACAACTTCATTAGTTCTAGGTACGTCATCAGGTATTCATGCATGGCATAATGATTATTATATTAGAAGAATTAGAGTTGGTAAGAATGAATCAATATACCCGTACCTAAAACAAAATCACCCAGAACTAATAGAAGATGAATACTTTAGGCCCCATGATACGGCATGTATAACTGTACCGCAAAAAGCACCAAGCGGATCAATAACAAGAACAGAATCTCCATTCGCATTATTGGATAGAGTAAAAAAAGTAGCCGCAGACTGGGTAGTTGGTGGCCACAGAAAGGGTTCAAATACACATAATGTTTCTGCAACAATTTCATTGAAAAAAGAAGATTGGGAATTGGCAGGAGAATGGATGTGGACAAATAGAGATTCATACAATGGATTAGCTGTACTACCTTATGATGGTGGTAGTTATACACAAGCTCCATTTGAAGATATTACAAAAACAAAATATAAAGAAATGATGAAATCATTAACAGAAATAGATTTATCAAATGTTATCGAAGTAGAAGACAACACGGATCTATCGGGCGAACTAGCATGTGCAGGAGGAAGTTGTGAAATTACCTGATTGGATCCAAGAGTTATACCTTAAAGAATTGTTTAACGCAAAAATTAAAGGTGAGAAAACTCATGATACAGATAGACGAGTTGCAAAAAAAGTTAAAGGAATATCAAAAAGAAATAGAAGAATTTCAAAATAATTGCAAACATTCCACACAGCAAATTAAATTTGATGATAAGAATAATGCTAGGTGCTATTGTCAAACATGTGATAAAATGGTAAGAATACCAGATCCTAAAGAATTGGAAGATTGGGTAAAAGGATAATATAAGATTAGATGTATTGTAAATTCATCTTAAAGTTATATTTATATATATATGTGTATAAGTGACATTTCAACATCTATAAATACGTCAGAAGGAGACTTTTCGACCGTAGAATTATCTCAAAGTTATTTTGATAGCTTAACCGAGCATTTTTGGACGCCTACAGACGCAACTGGAACAACTAGTTGTAGTGTAATTTATGTTGAAGAAAGTAGTGTACAAACAAAGGATAGAATAAATGATTGTGTAGATTTTGTATATTTATTTATTGGCAGTGGAAGTACTGCTCCAAATAATCCTGCAAATACTGAAATACTTACTAATGATGGATTTAAGTTTAGAGCAACGGAAGACCAATTGGTTCTTAGATGGGATGGTGGTGGTACTTCTCAAAATACATTTATTCCTGCTTCTTCGGCCGTACCAGGAACTAGATTAGTTTCGTGGCAAAGTGATTTATATATGTATGTTGTTGTCTTAAGCAATACTATAAATAATGAAAGTCCCCAAATAAGTACAACAGTAAATTGGCTTACTACTGGGACAAATAGTTATCAACTTGAAAATGGAATTGTTGTCAAAGGTTTTACAAATGATTATTGCTCATGTGGACCAGATGCAAATATATACCAAGTTCCATGTTCAACTACTCGATCCTTTTGTGTTTCTTCTTCAACATTTACACTTAATCTATCTGGATCAGCAACAGGCCAAACTCAAACATGGTTATCGGAAATTACAAGTGGAGATGGAAATATTTCATGGTCAGGATCTTCAGTTACCCAAGCAGCTACAACATTATCAGCTGAAATAAAATCTCCATGGCCAATGGAAATAGATGTTTGTTATCAAGAATCTACTTTAATAGCCAATCCACTTGCTACCATCGCCCCTGTCACAGGATATATAGATTTAGAATACCCTAATTTCCCTAGTATGTCTACAGACCTTTCTTCCTCCAAACTGGCCAGTGGTTCACATTCTGATCTACAAACTACGATTGGGACCTGGGCTGCCCACACAATGCTCTTTACGTGGGATGAAGTAAATACTGGTGGTGGCTCAAATAATTATTATTCCCCAATAGGTATGGTTTCAGGTTCTGATGAAGATGCTGGAAGTGCAATGCATAACAGTTTGGTCAACCCCGGGACCGCCCCAGTACTAGCATTTTGTTCTAATTCAGCTAGAACCTCTGATGGAGAATTATTAGCTCCAACCCACCCATCATATAGTAATTCATTATATTCTCTTGCTTGGAAAATAAACAGTGCATCTTCCTTATATCATGAAATGTCTCTGGTTGCGCCAGGTTTTGATCCCAATAGTTTAATGAGTGGTATCCATGACTTCCCATCTGCTTCATTTGTTTATCCAAATAAGATAAGATTATATTCTACCCAAACTGGTTCACGATGTCCATTACCTGCCCACGCGGGCAAGCCCTTCTTAATGGATATAGGTTTCGGAAAGCAAGGCGGCGGCGCACCAACATATTCAAGAGATGATGGACCACCATTAACTGGAATTCAAACCTATTGGACATTCAATAGTTCATGTATAATTACTGGTAGCTTAGAAGCAACAAATGAGTGTTGTTTTTTATTACAATTAAATAGAGCTCCAACTTGGAATGGTAGTAGTTCTGTTTGTCAAGATAATCCTGGAACATTACTAGATTTAGACGGATTATTAGAAGTATCAAATTATGATACTATTTCTTGGCATTGCCCAGACCCAGGACAATTCTTAGCGCCAAACTCAGAACAAAGATTCTGGAGATTTATCATGGATCCAGCAACCCATGCTTTAGGAAGTACGACAATACAATTTACTGCGTCAGTATTTTCAAACCCTGATAATCCTTGCTATAATTCAGCAAGCACCCAACCTAGTTTCAGTTCCCCATTAGGTCCTCCATTATCTACAATTACTCCAAATTGTTGTGAAAATGTTTCAGGTTCAATAGACATATGGTTTAACCCAGGAATAGATGCAGGCCCTAACATAGTAACTTGTTTTCCATCTGTGTCTTTTCAAGGTTTTGGTCCAGTATATCCTTTTCCAAATATATCTGTACCAACTTGGAGCTTATACACTGCAGGAAATCCTTGTGCTCCAATAGCACCTGAAATGTTTGTTTTTCCGAATCCCCATACAACCCACTCATTAAATACAAGTGCAATATCGGCTCTACAAAATAATGCTGTACCATATGTTTATACTATGAGTTTATGTATATCTAATGGGCCATGTGCATTTTATGACACTACACTTGTAAAGTTAGTATCGACTTGTTCAGCTGTTGCAGGTCCAAATTTAGATTTATGCCAAAATAATGAATCATTTACTATGGCTGCAGGGACAGGATCAGGAGAATGGTCTTATTTAGATCCAAACCTAGCATATTCTTCACTTACTAATGGAATATTAGTTGATTTAACTAATAGAACAACAAAGGGTACTCAACTCATGGGCCCAACAGCAACTTATAGGTGGACAGTTGTTAGTAGTAGCTCCCATCTTTTAGATGGAGACAATTATACAGTAGAGTGTTCATGTTTTGATGATGTAGACGTGACAATTACCGGAAAACCTGGTACCCCAGAACAAATGGGACCATGGCAAGTAGGTAGTCCATGTGGTTGCGACACTTCAGTATCATTTGCAGCTTTTCCTATGCCAGGTTTATATGTAGGCCAAGCAACGTGGTCAGTAGGAACACAAAATAATGCTGGATGGAATTCAAACATGAGTGATGGAATGTCAGCATGGTTTTCTCAATCAAAAACAGCATATACTAATACACAAACATACATTGTAAATAGTGGTTCAGATTATCTTGGAAATGGACGGATAGATCCACAAGAAATGGGTTCTGTACCAGATAATATTGATTTAAGTAGTCAATTTACTTCTTCTTGGTTTCATATGAGCTCATCAAATTCAGCTTCCTTTGGCCAGCCAATGACGGTAAAGTTAGTATTACGTGATTCCCAGTATTCATGTTATTCCCTAAAAACTTCAACAGTAACATTTAATAAACCAGCAGCAGATATAAATTTAAGATTTGAAATGCCACAGGTACATGGAGAATCTGGAGGATTTTGGAATGGTAAAATATTAGGTAATCTAATTGAACCAAGTTTGAGTTATGCAATCCCTGCCATTTGGGAACCTTCAGCAGTTATGTTTGGTTCATCATCATTTAAGTACAACCACTCTCAATCGTCTGTTGTTGGTAGATTTTATCCTGATGGTACAGGTACTGAAGATCATTGGCCTCATTTTACAATGCCATATTTAACAGCATCAATAACAAATTGTCCAGGCTACCCAGATACTTTTTTAACCCCAAGAGTTGACGGATACCCACAAGCCCATCCTGGTCCATATCTCAATTCTATTCAACCCCCAAATTTCGATAAGCCCTATATTCCTAATATTACTGGTTCTAATAGAACACCCCTTAATAATTCTGGATTAACAAATGAATTCGGCCTAACATTTGAATGGAATGCTGTCGAAATAGGCCATTATAATTCTGAAGGAGTAAATTTTCATTCTGGATCAGAAAACTGGCCAACTGTAACTGGTTCATTCATGGACACAGCTACATCACAATCATTTGTAGAAAGACCAACATATATACCCGCAATAAATACTAAAGCCAACGCCTCCTGGTGGCCAGGCATTGGTTCTATACTTGGAAACTGGCCAATGAGATCGAACAATAATCTTGGAGGTAATTATAATGCAGGAGAAGCTGGAGTATATACGGCTTCAGTACAATTTCAAGTAACAGCATCACATCTATCTTGTGCAACTAAATGGTATGCTAGTTGTTCAGTGATGTTTTTAAGAGGAACAGCGTTTTAATGGATAAATATATTATAGGAAATAATGATGTATCTTATTTTTTAGGATATTTGTTTCCTGAAACAACTGTAATACTACACCAAACATTAGAAGAATTAGATTATAATTGTGGGCCCAAAATAATTCAACCATCATTGATTTCTATTATAAGGCAAGAATTTGATACTTTAGAAATACAAGAATTTGAGAGATTTTATATAGATAGAGGAAAATGTACGTCTATATTACCAAAAAACTTTGAAAACCTATATGCCCTATACACTAGAGGTAAAACTTTAGTTGAAGAATCATATAATACAACATATTCTAAATATGAAAAATATATT